TAAAGCAAAGCCGAATTCCGTAGTATCTGCTTTGCGTGTATTGGTGATTGATGTGTCGATGGGGTTGAATTTGACGCGGGGCGCTTTTGTTGGATAGGGCAATAAGTCGCTAAATTCTGAATCCAGAGAAGTTGTGCAATCAGGACTTTCTCCCTCTAATCCAAAACTTTTGCCCGGATCAAACGATTGCGAAAAACCTCTTTCCTGTTTGCTGTCGGCTGATTGAATTGTGAAATACTCTTCGTTTCCGGTCAGAGTCGTGGTGATGCCAGGCCAATTTCCAGCATGGACTGTATTTGTATAGTTAGGATCATTCGCCACATATCGTCCATTGTTGAAGGCAAGCTCGTAGAACTCAGATTGAATTGAATGAATTAGATCACTGCCATTTCTAATTCCTTTTTCCGGAGGAGAACCTAGACGGCCCTCAGCGATAACAAAGCCAACACGAGTCCATTGATACGCCCCGGCACTGTGCATGCGTTGATAAATCAGCAATGGCGTATGCACGAATCCGCCAGTGCTGTTAGTCCTTCTCCCAAAAGCAATCGGAATTGGCGTTCCAATTTCAGCCAAGCTTTGAGCAGAACTGTTTAGTCCATAAGTTGATACATTTTGCGGCTGCAAAGTGCTTTGCCCTTGTGAAGGCTTGCGCCCTCCACTAAGAGTTCTTGCACGCATTGATTTAGGCAGAAAATAATTCACCCCGCGCTTTCTGCCGAACCAATCGATATTCATCGAACCCAGTTTCGGCAAAGGCCTAGGCTTATTACTTCCCATAATCAGCGACCTGTTATTGGTAGTTTACCGGCTTGATCAGTTCTCAAGCTGCGGAATGGTGTTACGCCAGGAGCTTCTCCACTGCCTACCGGACGCAATGGTGTTCCAACCTCCAAGCTGATCACGGTAAGGCTATTTGACACGCTTGTAATAACTCCGGTGAAAGTCCAATCCACAACATCAGACAGGTTTGGATCGCTTTTGTAGGCGGTCACAGTCGCTGTATAAGCCTTGGATGCAATGTTATTCAATGTGGCTGCATCAAACGTTCCGATAGGGAAAGTCAGCTGAATTGAACTGCTTTCGCCTTCTAAATTGCTTTCAAACGGTCCGCAATCAAATGCATGAAAGTTAGGCGACAAAGCGATGGCGTTTCGAGCTACGAAGCTCAAATCAGGTATTGAAAATTCGTGGTGGTAAAACTGTGTTGCCATTAGCTCAACCTTGCGCCGCCACCATAGCTTGAAGAGCCTGATTCAGACATGGCAGCAACAACGCTGCCAACTGCATTATTCAAATCGCTAACTGTTACATAGTTTTTGTTATTCATCCGCATCACCGGGCCAGTGCTGATGTTTACCACCGCACCAGATGATCTTCTGCTGCTGCCGCTTGTTTCACTGCCGCCTTCGACAACAGACGCACCTCTATCGCCTCTAGCGTAACGCCTGATTGCTGAACCCATTTTGCTTTCTGGAATCACATATTCGTTTTCACCAGCTTCGCCAATAACTGCATCTGTAGGGCGAGTTACATAACCACCTTCTGCCATTTGCCTGGGCTTGTAAGTGTAACCATATTTGCTGGTATATCTTTTAACTGGGTTACCAAAAATGTCATATGAGAACATCTTGTCTAGGTAGCCTTTGGGTTCATATGTTCCAAAATCTGCGTCATCGTAGGCATCGCCACCGCCACGCCTAGCGCGCGCCATTTCATCGGCAGTTTTTTTAGCTGCTTTTGCTGCTTTGCCTTGTTGATATGCAAATTTAGCGGCTGAAACGGAAGCGTCGTAAGTAGCCTTGGCACCTCTTATTTGCTGATCAGCAACTTTCGTTTGGACCTCTACGTTCTTATTGGCAGTTTTTAGTGCACCCAGTTGAGCTTTATATGCGTCAACGTCTTCTTGCGTTAAGCCTTTTTTAGCTTTTTTCTGCAGCAATTTAGATTTCAGTATCTTTGTTTCCAAAAGAACCTGACGAGCTACCAGCCTTGCTCGTTCTACTTCAGCTTTAATCTGCGAAAGCGTTTGATTATAGATAATCTTGGCTCGTTGTATTTCAAGCTTGAGAACAAGGCCTAATTTTCCTTTCTGCTTAGCTCGCTGAATAGCTAGTGCATTAAGCTTGAGTTCTGCGTCATAGTATGCATCGTTTAGCCTACTGCGATTTTGCGCAGCATCTACCTCTCTATTCAATGCCACTTGGGCTTGTCTTGCAGCAGATAACTGTGTTTTGGCTTGTGCCTCTAAAGCTTTTGTTTGGTCCTTAACTGCTTGCGTGTTTTTTAAACGTTGATCGCCTGTCAACTTCAAATTCGCTAACTCTTTCAATGTCTGCGCCTTCATTTCTGCGAATGCTTTGTTTCCTTCTTCTTTTGCTTTATTGATTGCATCACCAACTCCATCAAATGCTGCATCAAGCGCGAAGGCTGCGGCCGTGGCTGCACCAACAGCGCCAAGAATTACACCCCATCCAAGTGGACCAGTTAAGCCGACAATAAACGCTTGTGTAGCGGCTACTGCTTTCGATATTACTTGCCAAGCTTTATATGCCTTTACAACTAAATAAACAGCACCTGCAACAGCAGCAAATCTAAGGCCAAAGTTTACGATATTTTTTATCAGCTCTTGATTTTTTGTCGCAAATTCCGCAGTAGCTTTAAATCCTGCTGCTAAGACAAAGGCAGCATTTGCCATCCCATCAAGGATCGTTAAAAATGCAGGCGCTAATGTTTTGCCTAACTGAACACCAACTTCTTCTGCTCTTTGGCGTACCAACGCCATTGTTGCTTGCTGTTTTGTAAATGTGCTGTCTAAATTATCAGCACGTTTAGCCGCAGTATCAAGAGCGTTCTTTATTTCAGTAAGTCCGATTTTGCCTTCACTGCCTAATTTCTTAATGCTTTCAGCGCCAACACCCATTGATTGCGCAATAGCCTGAGCAAGCTGTGGCATTCTTTCTAGGATGGATCGAAGCTCATCACCTTGCAATGTTCCAGAACCCATCGCTTGGCTTAATTGCAGAAATGCGCCCGATGCATCTTCCGTACTTACTCTCGCTTCGCGAGCAATAACATTAAAGCCTGTATAGATAGATTCAACTTGACCAAGATTAAGACCTAGGGCTTTCAATCGACCCAAGGTGGTTCCCAAAGCTTCTTGAGCCTGAGTTTGAGTCACTCCAAATCTTTTAGATGCAATCGCAGCAGCATTGATGGCTAAACTGTACTCTTTTGTTGAATTAACTAAAGATTTAAGCCTATTTTCTGTAGCTTCTCGTGCGAATGCTGCATCTAGGCTTTTCTTTAAAGTCGCGACAGTGCCAACCGCAAGGCCAACCTGTGCAGCAAAGCTCTTGACTCCATTAGTCAGCTTATTGAGTTGAGCCGTCGCGTTGCGAGCGTCTACCCTTACTTCAACGTCTGCAACGGCGGCCACGGCGAATCCACATCCTTACCCAATAGTCTATCGACGACGCTTGGATGCTTTCTCCGTTTCATCATTTAAGTATTCAAAATAGCTGCTCCAAATGAACAGCTCTTCAAGCGTTACCTCTTCTTGCAGTCGCGCCAAGGTATATCCAAGCTCTTTAGCGACACCAAGCTTCAGCAAAAGCAAGTTGTCTTTGCGTAGCTCATTCTTTAGAGCTTTTCATGTCAAGCTCTGCGACCTCTTCTGGATTTTTCAAGATGGCGAGCATCAATGCTTGCATGTCAGCATCATCTACTTCGTTTTTCAACTCAGCGATGTCACCAGCCTTGAAAAGCCTTTGGTTGTTTTCGTCTAGTGCCTTATTGATCAAAAGATTCAAGGCAAACCCATTCGGATCACTGCCGCCAGGCATCTTCTCAGCACGTTCCCGTTCTGCAATCGTCATCGCAGAGGAATAAAACACAAATTCACTGCCGTCACTCAAAGTGACAATGCGCTTGATTGGGGTTAGGTTCGCTGCCTTTTTCAGTCGAGCCAGTGCCGACAAAGATGCCGCAGCCATAAAAATGAGTCGTTTGTTGTAATTTAAGCGCAAAAAAGCCCCCAGTGCAACCTGAGGGCGAATCTTGCAATCTGATGGCAATTAAGGCATCAAGTGGTAGTTGAGAAGTCGAACGTAGGAACGCCAGCAGGACGGAAAGTAATTTCCACTTGCTGTGCATCGTCAGGGTTGACTTCGAGACTTGCAGTCAGAAGCGTTGCGTCCATCGCGATGCTGCGGCTCAGTGCTTCAGTGCTTTGCTTGTCGGTGTAAAGCTTGAAGGCGCAACCGACTTGCTGACGCTGAAGGACATCTTCAACCATCCGGTTGGACAGCGCAGAATCCTCGTTTGTCACATAGATGGTGGCAGTGCCTTCGCCATCGCCGAAGCCGGGGATATATGCACGGAATGGTGCATATTGTCCGACAGCT